GCATATTGAACCTCACTTTACTGTTTGAGTGACCGCTATAGTATGCAACATTTTTTAATGCAAGCCTTGAAATGCAAAAAATTTTGTAGTAGCCTTTTGGCATGACTGAGAAAGAAATAGAGCGGTACTTCTGCAAACGTGTGCGGGCGCTGGGCGGATTTGCCTATAAATTCCGCAGCGTTACGCAGGTGGGCGTTGCCGACCGCATAGCTTGTATGCCAAACGGCGAGGCTTGGTTCGTGGAACTGAAGCAGCCTAACGGTAGGCTGTCTGCATTGCAGCGTATCTTTTCTGACGAGATGACGCACACGAAGCAGCATTACGCGTGCCTGTGGTCGATAGAGGATATAGACGCATGGCTCAAACGCTTCAGCTAAGACCGTATCAGCAGCAGGCGGCGACGTTTCTGTATGAACGTGACCGCGCCATGATACTTGCGCCTGTCGGCGCGGGCAAGACCGCCATCACATTGGCGGCGATGGATGAGATGCTGCGCGACGGTCATGTCAAACGCTGGCTGGTGGTGGCGCCCAAGCGTGTCTGCACGGATGTGTGGCCGGTGGAAGCACCCAAGTGGTCCAGCATCACGCCCGCGCTTGCTGTCGGCCCGCCAGCGCAGCGCGCAGCGGCAATCGCAAGCAGCGCCAGTGTGGTTGTCATCAACTACGACAATCTGGACAAGCTAAAGGATTTATCAAGTTTTGATGGGGTAGTGTTTGACGAACTGACGCGGTTAAAGAACCCGTCCGGCAAACGCTTTAAGGCGTTGGAGAAGATTATGTCTACGATGAGGATACGGTGGGGACTGACAGGGTCGTTCACATCAAACGGGCTGGAGGATGTCTTCGGCCAGTGCAAGATAATTGACCAAGGGTTGCTGGGTCGTGCCAAAGGTGCATTTATGCAACAGTATTTTATCTGCACCAACCGCGAGTTTGGGCAATGGGTTCCGGCAGCCGGTGCGCTGGAGCAAGTGATGCAGCGTATCCGCCCTGCGACGTTCGTGCTGGAGCCGGGCGAGTATAAGGACAAGCTGCCGCCATGCCATGTCACAGAGTTGCGGGTCGCGCTGGATGACCGCAAGCCATACGAAAGAATGAAGCGGGACTACGTCGTGCGCTTCGGTGAAGACCAGATTGTAGCGCAGAACGCAGCGGCGGTCACGACCAAGCTGCAACAGATGGCGTCCGGCTTTGTCTACAACCGCGACGCAGGCCCCGGTTCGATATGGTTTAGCCGTCACAAGTTTGACCGGCTGGAAGAACTGCTGGCGGAGAACCAGCGGGCGAACACCATCGTCGCCTACACGTATCAAGAGGAGTTGGCCGAACTGAAGCGCCGCTTCCCGCACGCGCAGACGATGGATGATGACAACGTCATCGAACGCTGGAACGCTGGCAAGGTCGAGTTGCTGTTGGCCCACCCTAAGTCGGCAGGCCACGGGCTGAACCTACAGCATGGCGGATGCCACATGGTGTTCCTGTCGCTGCCGTGGTCGCTGGAGTTGTACGAACAGACTGTCGGACGCCTGCACCGCAGCGGCCAGACGAAGGACGTCTGGGTCTACATCATGTTGACCGAGAAAAGTATTGACGAACGTATATGGGCGGCGCTGCACGACAAGCGTGCAGTGTCAGACCTAGCATTGGAAGAACTTAAAAATGAGTAAACTAAACTGGCGGTCGATGATTGCCGTGCTGTCTGACCTTACGGAAGATGAAGTGAAGCAGGCGTTGGACGTCGAACTGAAGACGCACAAGCGCCCGGCCATCGCACGGCGCCTGCACCAGCGTTACTCCGCCATCCGGACTGCGCGGGAGCGCGCCGAGATTATGATAGGGCTGAAGAAATGACAGACCACGCGGCAGCCGCAGCAGAGGCGTTGGAAAAGATACTTGCCCTGCTGCGGGCGGGTCATTCGCCAGAAGACTTAGGCGAGGCCGTTGTCCTGTTAGGACGCTTGATGGCTAGGCGCACTTAGCATTTCAGTTGTGACCATGACGCGGCCAACTGCGCCGTAGTCTTTATGGTATGTGATAGCCCATGCAGCTCGGTCGGCAATCCAGCCGCTGCGCGCAGAGTAGGCATCCCGCGCAGCCAGCGTGGGGTGTTGCACAACTGTCACACCATTATATTCTTTTTCATCGCGGTGATGGCGGTGGCCGCAGTGTATCTCCCGGCGGGTCGTGCGGCCCCACGCTTGCGGGAACTGCGCGGCGAACAGCAGCGGCAGGCTTTCGTTCTTGACCTTGTGGCCGTGGTGGACGCCTAGCATGGTGCTGCCCCACTCGAACACGTAGAACGGCAGGACGCTGTCGTTGACCGTGACGCGAGGGTCTTCTTCGTAATGCACCGCGAACAGGTCAGCCAGCCACCCTGCGCTCTCTTCGTCGTGGTTGCCTTCGGCTATAATCAGATAGACTTCCTGATGGCGTTGCAGGCATACCGCCATCAGTGAGCGGATGATGCGTATTGCTGCCCGGCGTATCTTGGGGAAGCGGCTGTCCGCATCCAGAACGTGCTTCGACGCAGGCGTCACAGGCAGTTTGCCGTCGGTGTGCAGAAAGTCGCCTTGGATGTTGAGTATTGCTGTGTGCGCGCTAGGGCTTTGGTTGACCATCTGCGTCAGCGCAGCAATGATAGTCTTCTCCGCGGTAGTGATGTCCCAATCCGCGCCACCTTCTTTATGCCATGCCAGCATACCAAGGTGGTAGTCGGTGAACGTATACAGGTTGCACAACTGCTCTTCAGATGTCGCTGGAGCGGCAACAATGGTCGCGGGTGCTATCTCATCCTTGAAGCCTTTGACAGTCTCACGCAGGGCTTCTACAAGCGCCTGTTGGCTAAGAGATGCTTTGACCCATTGCCCGCTGGGGTTGCCATCCTTGTTGTAATAAGTGGATATACCTTTGGCGACAAAGCCTTCTGGTACTGGCCGGGTCCAGTCATGGCTTGGGGCGTATCCTTGCTTCGCAGCTTTGCGTTTTACATTAATGTATGTTTCGCTTGCGCCGCCGACGTTCATCCCCAATTCGATGGACGCCGCCCTTGCACTGCCAAGGCGCTCTATGGCCTCAAGGGTTTCCCGTTGGCGGGGCGTGCAATATTGGTAAAGGTTCTCGTCAATGTGTATGGTGGCTGGCATTTAGTTGCCTTTCGGGCAATCCGCTTCGCAGATACAAATAAAGGCGCTGTTATGCGCCTCTATTTCGGTGACAGTTTCTGATGTATCTTTTGTTACATCGTAAGATATTGGTTTTGCGATAGCGCAATAGCTATTTACGGGAGCGGTCGAAACGGTCGCGCAGCCGCTCATCGCGGTCAGGGTCAGGGACGCTGATAGCAGCTTCGCCAAGTTCGATTTGCCGGTTGATGGCATCGTTCATTTCCTTAATGGTTTCCTGACGCCCTTGTTGCCGCAGCTTGCTTTCGCTCCACGCCGTCCAGAGACGGTCGAACAGCGACAGCAGGAGCGTCAGGAACTTCATTATGCGGCTGGTTTCTCAGCTAAGAACACAGCGGCTGCACCAGCCAGAGCGGCTACCAGTGCGGACACGGCAGACCACTGAACGTCGGTCAGGCCAAATGCCAGCGCGAGGCCAGCGAAGCCTGCGTATGTGCTAGGCTCTTTCAAACGGTTGAGTAACCAAGATACAAAGTTCATATTATTTCCCCTTCGGATAAAACGCCCAAGGCAGTTCCCAATGCGGGCCATCCTTGAACGCGCGCCAATCACCGCCCCATTGGAGCGGGACTTTCTCGTCCGCCGCAGCGGCCTTAATTACTTTAGCCAGCTTATGATACAGCGGCCAATCCCAAGATACCTTGCCGCCAATCATCGGCGCCAAATCGACAGCGTGGCCGGTCAGGTGGCGTGAGTTCATCGTCTTAGATGCGCCTTGGCTAACTAACTGCTTCTGTCGGTCCACGCTACGTAGACCCTCTAACACAGTAAAGTCAAGGTCTGACAGTATACTAGCCTTCTTTACAACGCGTACTAGGTCAGGGTGAACACCCTCCAGCCGCGCTAAACTACGCTGGCTTAGGATGATACTCATGCAATACCCTTCTGTAGTAGACTCAGCAGTATGCCGACCAGAAGCATAATGATTGTCCCCGCCGCGGTCATGCCGACGCTTTCAATGCGCTTCATCCGCGCACAGATACTCTCGTACCGGAACGCGCAGACCTGTTCGTGCGTGTTGAGTTGTGCTTGGGTCTGGTCGATGGTGTTCATGGTTAGCGCCTCATAGCGTTAAGGTTTCTAAACTGCCCGCTGGATACCCTGCCATATATTGGCGCAGGGTAGCCCTCAGAAAAATCAATGTCGATTAGCGGTTCGCCGCTGTCAGGGTCGAAGTCAGGAAAGCCAAACTCTTGACCTATTGTCGGTGGCGTCACGTTTTGCGTGGCTATTTGAGACACTGCTTGCTGTCTAGCTTGAGACATAGTGTTTTGGTTAAGCACGGTTTGCTGGGCTGGCGTTAACGCATTTCGGTTAGCCACCGCTTGCGCGGCAGTGTTCGGCGCAAACTGACGCGGCGCCGAAGTCAACGGCGCTGCGCTTTGCGTGCCGTACAACGCTCTGCTTACGTAATCTTCAGCGGGCCGCACGCGCAGCAACTCACCCGCTTGGCGCGGCGATGCCAATGCAGGTACTAGCGCGGTCATCGTTCTTTTGGACGCATCTTCGGCAGCTTTTACGCCCAACTGTTGCATAGCCATACCGCCGCCACCAACTTTAGGTAGGCTGCCTACCAAGCGCGCGCCTGCGGTAATGGCGTTGGGTACTGACGGCGCTATTTTATCCCCTACTATATTGGTGAGGCCTTGGTTAAAATTTAATTTTTGCGCGTTAGACAGTTTGCCCATACCTGTATCAGCAACGGCTTCTTCAGCTTCAATTTCGCGGCCCAACTTGTTAGCCGTAGCTAAATCCGAACCTTGCAATTCTATGTTGATGTCCGTGCGCCCCGGCCCAAAAAAGTCTTCTACATAGTCAGGGTCTTTACCCGCCATAACTTTAGCAAACTGGTCATCAGGTAATTCGGCAAGTTGTCTTTGGAATTGCTGGCGTTCAATACCTTTCATACCTTCGGCAAACTCAGCCAAATAGGCTTTCCAACCAGCGCCGCCAGCGGCTTCAATAGCGTCATCAATAGGTTGTTGCGCTGCTGCAATAAGCTGCGATGTCCCTGCGCGCAATGCTTTAGGGTCCGAAGTATTTAATATGCTGGATACAAACGCACTCATTTCGCGGCGGGCTAAGTAAAGCCCTTCTGCATCTATAGTACCACCCATTTTAGCTGCGCGCTGTTCCAGATTGTCCGCAAACTGCGACAGTATTTTAAACCTATCGGGACTGACAAATTCAGCTTTATCAGCTTCTTTACGCAAATTGGATACAACCTTTGAAATATCCAAAGGTGGTAAGCCTGCATTTGCTGCCTGAAGATTTGCTTCGCGTTGCGGGCCTGTCGCGGCTTGTAGCGATTGTTTGGTCGCGGCGATGTTGCTTACGGCCTCTGTTGGGTTTTCGCCACCCGCAATAACTTGACGCATCCGGTTTTTTCCTTCAGCGCGTGTCAATGCTACGTCAAGAATTTCTCTGCCTTGCTTGCTTGCTGTTGCAATCTGGGTAGCCGCAGCCAGTTCAGGTGTGAGTAGACCGCGTGCCGCAAGGAACTCAGCCGTGTTGGCTTTGATTTTTTTCGGTGCATTTCGCAGCGCCTTTTCAATTTGGCTTGCGTTGGCACTTATGACTTCGCGCAAAATTCGAGCGGCTTCCGCTGGGCCTGCGCGGCCAGCTATGATGTCATAAGTTTTGCCTGCGCCGAACTTGACGATGTGACCGAGGACCGGCACAACAGCGCCAGCCAACGCTGCGTCTGTCAAATCTTGGTCGGTAGCGGCAGCAGCTATAAGGTTTGCGCCAGCGCCGCCCGTAGCACGGTAAGCATTTCTGGCTGTCCGCGTTTTAGCAATAATCTTACCTGATGTTACCGCTTGCGTTGATGGCGCGCGCACACCTGTGCCGCCGGATGTTACAGCGCGGCCTACCTTTTCTATCACTGGGCCTGCGCGCGACATAACTGGAGTAAGCGCCCTGCCGCCTAATTGTATTGCTGCGCCGCCCAACATAGATATTGGCACCGTGCCAACAATTTCGCCGCCAATCTTACCGCCAGCAAAGAAATTAGGGTTAGCCTGCTGCCGCTCTGCGGCGTAAGTCGCCAATCGTTTTTGCGCGGCCACTTCACCTTTCCCTGAAAAAGGGTTAGAATATATCCCTAACCCTTTTGGATCAGGGATATATTCTAGCGGGTTAAGGTACGATAGCTTATCAGTAACTGACTTTAGCCCCCGTTCGGCACCCGCCACAAACGATGAAATTTTACTGCCAGTGTCGCGCAGCGCGCTCTTTTGGTCGGCTTGTATTTTTAACTGCTGTCTTATGTAGCGTTCTTTAGGCGTTTCCTTAACGCGGGTACGTTTAATTTCCGCCGCGATTTCACGCGCCGCAACGTCATCGCCAGCGGCGTCTGCTTTCATCAAAGCGGTTTCTAATTGCGCTACAGTCGCCATGTTTTATAGTCCGTATTTTTTGCGGGTTTCCGCTGAAAGCCTGCTGGTCGGCGTCTTAACCGGCGTTTTTTGTTTAGGTAAGTCTTTAGAGCTTATGTATCGGTCCGCGATTGCAGGCACGGTCAATTTAAGCCTAGGGTCGGCAGCAACCACATCGCCATATGTATCATTATAAAATTTTATGGTGTTTGAGCGAGTGCGATATAGCTGACGCCGTATTTCCATCAACTCAGCATCAAATTTAGGCAGGGTACCTGTCTGAATTAGGGCGTTGGCGCCTCTGGCTACAAGTATCACGTCTGAGTTTGACGCGTTACCAACAGGAGAACCACCCGTGGGGCTGTCCTGCTTCATCTCTACCAACGACGTAAGCGTGTCGGTGTTTTTGATTTTGTCAAAGTCAGCCTGCGCGTCAGATTGAGTTTCGTTTTGCAGGAAATACGGCGTGTTTCCTTCAATCCGGCCTATAATTGACCGGCGTTCAGGGTTACGCAATAGACGGTCTATAGTATTGATGCGGTCATCTATGTTGGCGATTAAACGTGTAGCAACATTTCTTTCCTTAGGCGCCTCTGCCTTTAGCTGAATGGCGCGCTCCGCTTTCTTAGTCGCCGTCGCAAGTTCCGGCGCCAGTTCTATGTCTACTTTCCTAGTAGCGCGCGCGTTAGCCGCAGCCTCTTGCGGTGTTGGGCGCCCTGCCTGTGCTTCCGCTGCAACGCGGGTTAGCGGTACTTGCGCCGAGCCGGGGTACGGCGACACGTTCGGGTCGCGCCGTTGCAGCGGCTGGTATTGCGCCAGCGTGCTTTCAAAGGGTGGTGAGCCACGCATACCCGCGTTTGAGTTTGGTAAGTTAGCAAACTGCGACTGCGGTGTTTGTACGGGGTTAGCCATCGACTGCTGCTGGCCCATGCCACTGGACGCCAACGACGGTGCGTCGGCTTGCAGCGAAATATTGGCGCGGCGGAATGAGTCCATAAGCGCCTGTCGGTTCTGCGGGGCTTGGGTCGCCATAAGCTGGTCAAAGTCAACTTGCGCCATGACGCCTGTCTCAAACGCAGAGTTGACGATGTTCGACATTACTTCAGGCGACATTTGTCCTGCGGTTGGCGTCCTTACATCGCCTTGGTTAAAGGATATTGGACGTGATACAGGGCTGCCCGAAGGGATGAACGCGGGGTCCATACCTTGGTTCATAAGGTCTTGCGGCGTTGTGGCGGAGCCTTGCGTAGCGCGCATCGGCGCGGCGGTCGGCGTCTGTGGCGCTGCGGTAGGCGCTGCTGCGGCGCCCGTCGAAAGGCCGACAGGCGTCATGGATGGGCCGTTTACGCCGCCGAGTTGAACTTGCACAGCTGTGTTTTCTGGAAGTGGCCCACCTTTTCCAGTCAGTTCCATAGATGTTGTGGGTGTTGGGATAGTTTTATCTGTAAACTTGTCGGCTTCCATGATTAAAGCCTGTAGCACCTTGGCGTTGAATGTGGGCGCGACTCGGCGTATTGTGGCGCCGAACTGCTCGTCTGCGTCGCCTATCATATCTACTAAACTTTGATACGCAGCTTCGCGTGATGCTGGGTCTTCAGTTTGCATGACAACCACGCCGAGATTGCGAAGACGTTTCATGTTTGTGATTTGGTAATCCAAATCTGCTTTTTTCTGGTTGCTGCTATATGTACCTATGTCGCGCGTTTCCCGCGCGGCGTTGATGTCCATAGTCTGCTGCGCTTGTTCTGCCTGACGCTGCGCTGCCTCCGACTGACGAGCCATAGTCATCATGTTTGCATACTGCGCGGTCTGACGCGAAGGGTCAGGAAGCTGCGGGCCGCGCGTCTGAAGGGCTATCATTTGGTTTGCCATGATTTATCCGTCGTATGAAAGTGGGGCGATGCCGCTACCTGCTGGTTTGCGGTTGTAGTAGTTCATGATGGCGTTGTTCATGGGTGCTTGCGTTGCAAAGCCAGCTATCTGACCCAGCGCGTTGTTGAACGCATTAGCAGACCCAACGTAGCCTGATGCACGGGCAGCCCCAGCGTTTTGCGCGCCTTGTGCTTGAGCGTTGCCGGTATAGTAGGCGCTTTGCGAACCGGCGTTTGCCAAGTCCATAGAACCCTGCCGTGACGCCTGTCCGACATTGTACGCGTTTTGTGCTGTGTTCTGGCCTTGACCCAGCGCAAGATTGCTCAGCGTTCCGTAATAGTCGGCGGTGTTGCCGCTCATTGCCTGACCGCGTGCCAGTGCGTTGCCTGCCATTGCTTGCCCGCGGCCAAGAGCGTTCCCCGCGCTCTGTGTGCCGTACTGTCCTGCAATGCTGGTCATGTTGTTCGACGCAGCTTGACCCGCGCCAGCCAAATTGCCCAGTGCGCCAAGACGTGCGCCACGCTCAATTTGAGCGCGCTGAAAGGCGTTAGAAAATTCTTGGCTTGCCAAGTCCTGACCAAACCGCTGGATGCCTTTCATCGTGCCGCCGGACAACAAATTGCCACGCGCCGCTGCGCTACGCTGAAGAGCGTTCATACCTTCGTTCAAGCGGAACTTATAGCCGGGGTCTTGCTCAAACTCGTCTACGCCAAACGACTTAGCATACTGACCAAAGTCAGCAGCGTTCCTGTCGCCGCCGAGGCCCAAAAGCTGCATAATCTGGTCTTGGGCTGTGCGGCCATTATCCGCATACGGCTGCTGAAAACCTAGCTGTGTGCGGTAAGATTGGTCATACGCGTTCTGAGCGCCCGTAAACGCTTGGTCATATGCGCCTTCCACACTGTCAAAGGCTTGACCATATATACCTTTTGTTTCTTCGTACTGCGCCTGCGAGAAATCCTGAGCAGCCTTAGTTGCTGCGTCTTGCGCGGTCTGCGCTATCTTTGCGGCTTCTTTTGCCGCCGCAACAGCTTCAGCCGTCCCGGTTTTCTGTGCCTCTAACGCCAGCGCGGCTGCGCGTTCCTGCGCTGAAGCGGCATCCTTAGCGGCTTGCGCTTGCGTGTTAGCCGCTTTTTTAGACGCGCTGGAAGCGACCGCCGCACCGCCAACCGCGGCGGCACTGCCAATCAACGCGGCTCCAACTACAGGTGCAATAGGCATTAGATTAACTCCATCCGGTAAATTTGATAAAGTGTACCGAACAACTCTACCATTTCGTCAGTCATTTGCATACCCCCTTCAAGGGCATAGCGTATTACGTGTTTACTATCTGGCTCAATCTTAGTCCACAGCTTTTCCGTGCCGTGGTCGCGCAGATATTCAATAGCTTTTGCCCTTGCAGCAGCAGCCCATTCACCGCGCCCGTCGGGCAGGATAAACGTATGTACTTCGCGGACACCGGGTGCAGTCCCACTAAATAGAAACCCGCCATGCTCACCCATAAGAAACCAGTTTTCGGGGTCATCTACAAGTATCTGCGTGTCTATGTCGCCGTCAACGCCGCTGCCGACATAAGGTCTTACCGCAGGGTCGTTTACGACCTTGTTGATAAACTCTGTGTCGTAGCTACGCTCAAGCATTAGCTGACTAGCCGTCCTGACGCGCGGATGTTGATAGCGTTTGTCGCACTAGCGATTGTGCTGATGAACCCACTGACCGGAAGGACATGACCGACCAGTTCAGGGAACGTGTATGTCTCCGCAGGCTGGAGCGTTTTAGTCTTGACAATCAAGTTGTCGTTGCCAGCGGTAGATGCTGGCGTGACAAGGTTGACGCTGATTGTTGCTGGCGAGGCGCTGAAATTGGTGGCCGTGAACTTGTCGATAATCGTCTGCACACCGACAGAGGCGTACTGCGTTGTCTGCGCGTTCTCAGCAATCTTTGCTGGGATGATGTTGTTAATAGAGACTGCCATGATAATCTCCGTTTTACGCCGTGATGCCGGTTACAAATACGCCCGCGCCGCTGGTCCCTGCTACGCCAGCCGTTGTGTAATAGCCGGGCGATGTAATCTGAACAGAGTTTACAAGAACCTTATTCACTGCGCCGCCGCCGATAGCCGTTGGGTCAAACAGTGTGGGGTCAATGATTGCTTTGTTTAGACCTGTACCTACCGCCAACACGCCTTGTGCAAATGCACCGCTTTTACCATCAACGCTGCACGAGACGCGGACGCGCTCTGCGACGTTAATGTTGACCGCGGGGCGTAGTGAGTTGCCAGTGTTGGGGTTGTTAATTGTTGCTGCAACATCAATGTTAACCGCCCCACCATCAATATCAATCGGGGTGTAGAAGTCTTCAATCATTACGGTGCTGTCTACTTTTACGTTCGACTGCTGGCTAATGTAGATGCCACGGTTGCTGGTTCCGACGCCGCTTAGAAGCTGAAGACCGCCGCCGATGGAGACTGCGCCGTTGTTCACGCTTCCACTGACAACAATACCTGCGCTTGCAACGCCGGTATCGTTGATTTGGACATAGCCGCCGTTGATTGTGACCATGCTCATGGCGTTTAGCGCGATAATCTGAATACCGCTGCCGTTGCACTGGTCAAGGATGACGTTACGGATGTGGAGGTCAAGTTTACCACCAGCAACAACACTGCCCGCGCCGTTAACAATTATGCCGTTTGGCACTTGCGACGTTTCAAGGTCATCAACAAAGATGTCGGAGAAGTCGGCGTTAATGAAAAGGCCAGTTGGATTGACCAGTGCCGGGGCACCGCCCATAGCTACATTGCATCGGTTCAGATACAGCGAGGGGTTGCCGCCAGCCAAGATAGGAGGGCCACCTTGCGGCCAGAACGCGCGGAAGAAGTCGTTTGTGCCGCCGTAGGTAGTCGAACGGAATACGGTGCAATCATCAACCTTGGTGTAAACCGCGCCGTAGAAGTAGAACCCAATGATAGGTTCCCAAGCCGTGCAATTTATAATTTGGTTGTTCAGGACATACTGGACAAGCCAGTTCTTAACGGCTGAACTTTCATTTCCTGCGCTTGGCGGGGTCAGTGCCACACCATATTGCGTGGATAAGTATTTAACCGTAATATTGCGGAAATACGCGCTAGTGCCGCCGACAGGCGCAGTGTCAGGGCCAACTTGAATAATGTTTGCTGACGCGTTTGTAGATACAATGCGGGTTCCGTTTCCAGTGTTATACCCGTCCGAGATAGCGCAGCCTTGGATTGTGCGGTATGGCACGTTGAATTTAAGCGTTGCGTTAACCCAATAGTCTGCTTCTGCAAAGTTTACGACGGGACACAAAGCCAAGCACGCATGGATTGCCGTTACGTTTGTAGCCGCAACAGCCGCGTTGTTTGTAATTGCGCCGAACCATTCAGGGTATCCGTTAATGTTATCCCACACGCGCTCCCAGTAAAAGTTGGCTGTGTTGGATGGAACGTAGATACCCTGCAAGGGGTCGCTAGGCGCAGTGCCTGCGCGGCAAATGAACTGACCTTCGCGGCCTTCATTTGTCACAAACACGATGCTGTTTGCTGACGGTGATATTGACGGTAGGTTAGCGATTGTTGTTGTGACAAACGACGCAATGCCGGGGATGTTATCCATCGTCCAAATTGTGACGTTGGCCGCGGTCGCCAACACAAACTTGTATGTGGCTGATGAGTTCAGCCATACTTGCGATGGCGGGCGGCCAGCGGAGTTAAGAACGATTGGGTTAGCGTTTGCGGTTACGCCAGTTGCAGATGTATACGTTACAGCGGGTGTGGTCGTACCAGCCGCGTAGGTATACAAAAGACCGCCCGACAATGGGACGCCGTTGCTGTCGAAGAATTGCCATCCGGCTCCGGCCAACGGCGAAAGATTAACGGTCATTGTGTATCCTTTTAATGGCGCCGCAAAATAACGTGAAAGATATTGCGAGATAATACGGCATAAAGTTATTTTTGTAAATCGGCGTTTCCACATCCTACAACCGAGAAGTCGAGTAGCAATACTGCCGCCAGAACCCGCCCCCATCACAGAAGACAAATAGCGTGCCGTTGTTGGGCAGTGTCGCGCCAAAATCAGCCCCGCCCGGAGCCGAGAGCGTTACGTTGCCCCCGCTGACGTTGCTAATTGCCACACCTTCGCCGGACGCGTAACCAGACGAAGGAAAAGTTATTGTGATGCCAGATGTGACAATAAGGATGTTTGTCCCCTTGTCTCCACTGCCAAGTGTAATTGACCCTCCAACAACATTCTGGCCGTTTGACCGAATACCGGGCTTGTTCGACAAGTCTGCAAACGACCCAGATGTGGCAACAGTAGCAAGCCCTGTAATTTGAGATGTCGGAACAGATAGCGTGCCGCCAAGCGTCAGACTGCCGCTGCTAGTGACTGTGCCTGTCAGCGTGATGCCGTTGACTGAACCTGTGCCGCTTACGCTGGTCACAGTGCCTGTCGTTGGTGTGGACCATGTTGGTGCTGCGCTTGCGCCGCCGGATGTCAGGACTTGGCCGACACTGCCGTAAGTCGCGCCGCCGATGCCGAATTGACCAGACGCGCCAACTTGGAACTTTGTCAATCCACCCGTGTTAAACTTTATTACGCTAGAGCCATCAGCTTGCACCGTTACTTCGGTTGCTGACGCAGCTATAAAGCCCCATTGGGCAGTTACGGCGCTGTCGGTAAACTGAATGGCTCCAGCCCCAGCCGTTGCGTTTCCACGGATGCGGACAGCATATCCAAGGGTCGGCGTTGTGTCGCCTGACAAAATATCAAGTGTGTAGCTCGGCGACGATGTTCCAATGCCCAAGCGGTTAAGGCTGTCGTTCCAAAACAGATTAGTGTTGTCTTGGCTATAAACGCCGGACGTGCCTGCAAACACAACTGACCCCGCCGTAAAAGCTGTAGCTGTGCCAGTGCCGCCATTAGTCACTGGCAGAGTGCCTGTGACTTGGCTGGTAAGGCTAACGCCAGATAGCGTGCCGCCAAGCGTCAGACTGCCGCTGCTAGTGACTGTGCCTGTCAGCGTGATGCCGTTGACTGAACCTGTGCCGCTTACGCTGGTCACAGTGCCGACAAACGCATCATTGGACGTGATAGTAAAGCTGGGGTAGGTTCCGGTAATGGACGTTGTCCCCGCGCCTGTCAGCGACACAATCTGGTCAGGCGCGGTGTTGACCACAGTGATTGACCCAGATGTTGTGATTGGGCCGCCTGAGACGCTGATGCCTGTGCCAGCCGTTAAGTTTACGCTGGTCACTGTACCGACAAACGCATCGTTCGACGTAATGGTAAAGCTAGGGTAGGTTCCGGTGACAACGGTTGTGCCAGCCCCGGTTAAAGAAACAATCTGGTCAGGCGCTGTGTTTGTAATGGATATAGAGCCGGGGCCGTTGACAATACTGATGGCAGTCCCCGCCGTCAGCGTAGCTTTGGTCAGCGTGCTGCCTGTGGTGTTACCAATCAGAAGCTGGCCGTTAGTGTAGCTGGTCTGGCCTGTACCGCCGTTAGCTACGTTTAGCGTACCACTAAGGGTCAGCGTCCCACTGGTGGTGATAGGGCCGCCGGTAAACACAAACCCTGTCAGACCGCCCGACGCGTCAACGCTGGTAACTGTGCCGCTTAACGACGGCGGCGTTATCGAAGTTTCGTTGTATACTTCGTCAATTTGTTGTTGCAGCGTAGTCAGCAACGATGATGTATCCGGCTGCGTATCCGCTGCGTCCGATGTTGCTTGCGTAGATGTCAGCAACGACAAAAAGAACCGATACCACTCGCGGCTAATCGCACCTGTGCGCTCATCAATGACCGCAACGCGGGGCGGCGTAAGCTGCGTGGGGTTAGGCGGTGCCGAAGCCATTAGGCGCTTGTTCCGCTAATCGCTAGTTCAGCACCCATGATGTAGATACGCACAGGGTCAGTCCCAGAGATTTCGTACACGCGGTCACGGATTTTCATGGTTGCGCCAAGGCGACGCCAAATGGTGCGTTTCCCGTATTTGCCAATGGCGCCCATAGACTTCCAATGTTCGTTTGACCACGTATGGCCGCCGTCATCAGAAAAGCGCAGCATGACTTGCGGGTCGCTGCCTTGGCCGGTGTTTAGGCCCACGCCTGTTTCGCAATCAAGTTGCAGCGCGTGCTGAATAGTACGCGTAAGGTTGTTAGCGCCTGTCGGCAGCGCGCGCCAAGACCGCAACCACTTTTGAATTTGGCCGTTGTCTGCGTAGACCTCAAGGTCAAACTTGTAAATGTTACCGTTTTGGTAATCACCTACAACGATGTTGCCGTCAAAATTGCACATATTGTCGGCGCGATGGCGGGTAAACTGACCGTTCTCAAACCCTGCGCGTTCATGCCATGCGCCTGTAGCTACATCATATACCCAGCTTGTGTTAGCAGACGGAAAGTTGAGAACGTAAAAGCTGTGGCCGTCTTGCTGGTAGGTGTAGCCTGTCGCGGCTTCCATGTTGCCGTATTCTTGCATCTGCCATTCAATAGCGTGCGTGGATATACGCTGACCGATGTATCCTGCGGCTCTGTAGACAATACCTTGACCGCGGGCATCTTGGCCCAGCCAGTAGATTTGGTTGTCCATCTTGGCGACAGAAGCAGGCGCAGCGCAGCCAATCTCGTTAAACGCGCCTTGGATGCGGACCAGCGGAAAGTCGGTCAGCCCTGCGTTATACCAGACTTCGGTCGTGTCTGTGCCGAACACCCACAGTTCGCGGTGGTCGGTCAGCACAGCAACCACGCCGTCAGGCGAGCCTTCGGCGCTGGCAAAATCTAGCGGGTCAACGCTTGTACCGTCCAGCAGTTGCGTCACCCAGATTTTTTGGCTGTTAGGTTCGTTGAACACAAAATAGCCATCAAGGTAAGACACAGTTACCGCGCCGGGAAAGTCTGGGTCGGTAATCTGTTGGAAGACACCTGTGAGTTCGTTGTAGATAAAGCCGTCTGGGTCCGCGGCAATAAAAAGCTGCGTGCCGTTATCTGCGATAGATACAGGTCCCGTGCCGCTGATATTGCCAATAAACTGCGGCGCGGTTGTCAAGCCACTTAGCTTGTACATCTCATTGCCCGACACAACAAAAAAATCTTCGCCGTTAGTCTGGTGCGCCCAAAGCCCGCGGATAGGCCCTGTGCCAATTGTCTGCAAAAACTGAAGGCCGGGCGCGCGCTGGAGAAACGCTGGTTCCTTGCCGCCCTCTGGGACAACTTCAGGAAACAGGTTGACCATGCGGTTATCCGCGGCGTTGACGCTTCTAGCGACATACGCCGACCCCAAAATCGGCGTCTTCATTAGTAGTTCCCGGCGTAGATGTTAAACCGCTGACGCGAAGCGATAAGGCTGTATGGTACAGACATAATGTCGCCGGGGTTATTAATGCGCTTCAGATTGCGCTTGGAAGATATGGCAATACGGCGAACCTGTGCCGACGGCTCTTCGCCAAACTCAGGCGCCATTTCGCACGCCAAGTTATAGCGGAACGCACGCAGATAGCCGGGAGGAAAAGTTAAAACAGTTGCCAAAGTGGCTGGCTTGGTTAGTTCTTCAACCGAAATAAAATGCCATGTCAAGTCGCGTGTGGGGCGCGGATAGATGTACATATCAATGTCTGGGTATGTGTTGTTGACAAAGATAACTTGCGGGAATGTTGACGTGACCGTCTTGACCGCAATGCCGTCATACTGCTGCTGGTTGATAATTTTAATGCCGTAGCTGACGCCCGTGCCGGGGTCCACAAAGTACGTCGCGTCATCAAGCAGGATAGGGCGGTTGCCGACAAAATTGCCGGTAGGCCCAAGCGTGCGGTTAATCAAGCCTGAAGGCCATGTGAATACTTGGTCTTGGGTCGAGAAGACGGACAGGCGCTCTGTGTTCCAGCTATCAATCATCTGGTTCATGGCGCGCAGTGCGTCTTGCGACGTTTCAGCCGATGGAACTTCGCCTTCTGCCAGAACACCCAGCAGCCTAAGCGAACCGTTAATTATGTCACCGGCAGTATCCATTGCTTAATCTTTCTGCGTTGCGGGTCGGCGGCTTTTGGCTACCGGCATTTCGTTGACTGACGCCTCTACAGGCTCGTCAGGATTATAGCGTGTCCAGCCAAAATCTTCATCATAAATCGCTTCTTCTTCTGAAATAGCGACTTTTGCTCCGTGGTCATCGTGAACAAGATAAATAACAGCCATAAAAAACCTTTAAAAATGGACGGCCCGAAAGCCGCCCAAATTAGTTAAACGCAATGCAGAATAGCAAAGTTAATTACTATTGCTTCTGACAGCGAACCGCCAGAAATGTTGCGTAGTGTGATGCTGACAGAGCCAGCGGCCAGCGCGTTAGCAAACACGTTGTATGATCCGGGGGTTGTTTGACCACCGGCGAGGGTTAAGATCACAGTATCATTTGCAGAAATGAAGCTGTTGGTCAGCGTGAACGTAACGTTAGTGGCAGTAGCCAAAGACGCGTTGTTCATTGTAATAACGCCTGCTGGTTTGTTCAGCGTGACGCCAGTAGACTTGCTGGTAGCCTGCGTAACCGTACCTTGCGCCGCGGCGGTGTAGCCGAGTTGCTCGTCAGCCAAAATATATTGTGCGCCAATAATATCTTGGTCGAGGAAGGCAACACCAATAGGTTTTGTATTAGGCATTGATTTTCTCCTGAAAAGGTTGCCCCGACCGTAGCCGGGGCAAACCAATTAACCTGCGATGCGGTACAGCGAATACGCCGCGTCGCCGGTCTTGACGGCGCGGAATAGAACGCTCTTGGACGCAACGCCAGCACCAGAAGTGCTTGCAAGCGACCAACCCGTACCAACCACAATGGTAGGTACGCCAGTGCTAGTAGCAACAAGCGCAATATCAAACGAGCTACCTACTTTGGCGCTGCTAAATGCGGCGTCAGTAAGAG